GATGGTATTATCTTTGAAAATTGTAAATTTGACAATGAATTGTTGGAGATAGATACGGAATCATCAACAACGTTCCTTGGATTTGAAGAACAACAAGAAGAGAAGAAGAAGGATAGGGTTAAAGAACTTCTTGAAAAAAGAAAACAAAGAGAACAGCAAAACGCCCAATAAACAAAAATTAAAAAGAATATAAATTAAATGTTATGGATAATTCTAATGAATTAACTCAAGTTGAAACACAATATGTGATTAAAAGAAGTGGTGATAAAGTACCATTTGAATCGGACAAAATCCAAAATGCTATCTTAAAGGCAATGATGGGTATTAACAAAGTTGATGCTGAAATGGCTGAAAAAATAGCAAGATTAACCAAGAAAAGTATTTTCAGAAATGATAAGACTCGTGTACCTCATGTAGATGAGATTCACGATATGGTTGAGAATAAATTAATGGATAATGGATTGAATGATGTTGCTAAAGAGTATATCATTTACCGTTCAAAACACAGACCAAATATCTTCAATAAGAGAGTTAACTTGAAACCCTATGAGTATCCTGATTTGCTTCAATACGTTGATGCAATTCGTCACTCTTATTGGGTTCACACAGAGTTTAACTTCACTTCTGACATTCAAGACTTTAAGGTCCATTTGAATGAAAAGGAAAAGTCCGCGGTACAAAGAGCTATGTTGGCTATTTCACAAATTGAAATCGCAGTTAAAACTTTTTGGGGTGACATTTATAAGAAGTTACCAAAACCTGAAATTGGTAGTGTTGGAGCAACGTTTGCGGAATCAGAGGTAAGACACGCAGATGCTTACTCAAACCTAATCCAAGTACTTGGACTTAACAAAGAATTTGAAAACCTACTTGAGGTACCTGCAATTCGTAGAAGAATTAAGTACTTGGAGAAATCTATCTCAAATTCAAAAGCAATTGAAAACCAAGATTACTTTGAGTCCGTTATATTGTTTTCAATGTTTGTGGAAAACGTATCGTTGTTCTCACAGTTTTTAGTTATTATGTCATTCAATAAGTTTAAGAACGTGTTGAAAGGTACAAGTAACGCAGTTGAGGCAACTTCTAAAGAAGAAAACATTCACGCAGAATTTGGATTTGATTTGGTTAATCTAATCAAAAAAGAAAATCCAAGTTGGTGGACACCTGAATTAGTTCAAGATTTAATCAACGCTACTATTGATGCTTACGAAGCTGAGACTGATATTGTTGAGTGGATTTTTGAGAAGGGTGATTTAGATTTCCTAACTAAGGAACAAACATTGGAGTTTATCAAACATAGATTTAACATTTCATTAAACGCTATTGGTATTGATAAAGTATTTGATGTAAACCCCATTATATTGGAAACAACCGAATGGTTTGATGACGAAATTTTAACAACAAAACACACAGACTTTTTTAACAAACGTAGTATAAACTACAGTAAAAAATCAAAGTCTATTACTTTAAACGATTTATTTTAACTATATTTGCAGTAATAATTATTATGGAAAATAGAAAACCTTTTGATTGGATTAATGACGAATCCATAACATTTCTTCGTAGAGGATATCTCAGCGAAGGAGAAGAACCACTTGAACGAATTCGTGTAATTGCGAACCATGCTGAAAAACTATTAGGTAAGGTTGGTTTTGCTGACAAGTTTTACGAGTATATGGGTAAAGGATGGTATTCACTATCATCACCTGTATGGGCTAACTTTGGTAAAAAACGTGGACTACCGGTAAGTTGTTTTGGTTCAAACATTGGAGACAACATTGAATCAATTCTATTTACTCAATCTGAAGTTGGTGAGATGAGTAAGATGGGTGGTGGTACCTCAGGTTACTTTGGTAACATCAGAGGTCGAGGTGCTGAAATTACCGATAACGGACACGCACCAGGAGCTGTACACTTCATGAACCTTTTCCAAAGTGTTGTAGACAACATATCTCAAGGCTCAACACGTAGAGGTAGGTTCTCACCATACCTCCCAATTGAACACCCTGATATTATGGAGTTCTTGGAAATTGGAACTGAAGGATTCCCAATTCAAGATTTGACTCACGCAGTTACTGTGACCGATGAATTTATGGAAGACATGGTTAACGGTGACCCTGATAAGAGGGCAGTGTGGGCTAAGGTTATTCAAAGAAGAGGTGAGATTGGGTATCCATACATCATGTTTGCGGATACTATGAACAAGAAAGCACCTGAGGTGTATAGAGATAAAGATATGAAAATCTACAACTCTAACTTGTGTTCTGAAATTGCCCTTCACAACTCAGAAGACGAATCATTTGTATGTGTATTGTCTTCAATGAATCTTTTACATTATGATGAATGGAAAGACACCGATGCTGTTGAGGTTATGGTATATTTCTTGGATGCTGTTGTGACTGAGTTTATCAGTAAGATTGATGACTTAAGAACAAATGGTACTGTTGAAGGACAAAGAGCATTCTTTTACTTGGAAAGAGCTTACAACTTCGCTAAAAGACAAAGAGCGCTTGGTTTGGGAGTATTGGGTTGGCACTCACTACTACAATCTAAAGGATTACCTTTTGACAGTAAGGCTACCGCAAAATTGAATGTTGAGGTATTCAAATTGATTAAGGACAAATCATACAAGGCTTCTGAAGAATTGGCTCAAGTTTTTGGTGAACCTGAAACACTTGTTGGTTATGGTAGAAGAAATGTCACTTTGAACGCAATTGCTCCAACAACATCTTCAGCATTTATCTTGGGTCAAGTGTCTCAGTCAATTGAACCTATTTGGTCTAACTGTTATGTTAAGGATGTTGCGAAGATGAAAGTAACAATCAAAAATCCTGTTCTTAAGAAAGTATTGGTTGACATGGGTAAGGACGACAAAGCTACTTGGGATAGTATCAAGAAGTATGATGGTTCAGTTCAACATTTGGATTTCTTGACTGATGAACAAAAAGATGTTTTCAGAACTTTTGCGGAGGTTAATCAGGCATCTATTATCAACCAAGCGGCGGTAAGACAAGATTACATTGACCAAGCTCAATCTTTGAACTTGATGATTTCACCTGACATGCCAACAAGGGACGTTAACAAACTTCTAATTGATGCATGGCAACTTGGTGTTAAAACTCTGTATTACCAACACTCTATGAACTCAGCACAGGCTTTCGCAAGGAAGAAGTTAAATCTAAATGATTTACAATGTGTGGCTTGTGAGTCATAATTAACATCTAAACTAAATAAAACCCATCGTTTTCGGTGGGTTTTTTATTTATAAGAAAAAAAATACAGAGTATATTTATAAGATATGGCTGAAGGTATTACATATGGTTTAGAATTTCCTTTTGTGGATTCAACACAAGGGGATTATTTAGCCCTAACGGAAACTCAGTTTCAACAAATAAGAAGTGACTTATTACATCTGATTCTTACAAGAAGAGGTTCAAGATACTTTTTACCAACGTTTGGTACAAGATTATATGAATATATTTTTGAACCTTATGATGGTCTTACTTTTGATGCAATAGAAGCGGATATTAGGGATTCTGTCCAAACTTTCATGCCAAATCTTTTACTTAATAAAATTACAATTGAACCTGCAGACCCGTCTGAAGAGGTTCCGTTGGCTAAAGGAACTACAATACCAGGAACTGCAAGAGAGTATGTTTATAGAGTTCCCGGTAAAGGAACATCTGAATATACCGCAAAAGTAAAGATTGACTACACAGTTGACAATTTAGCGTTTGCACAAAGTGATTTCGTTATTATCAATATTTAAACAATAGATGGCAAACAATAGAATTTCATATACAGTACGAGATTATGAAGGAATTCGTATAGAGTTACAAAACTATGTCCGTACATATTATCCTGAACTAATTCAGGACTTCAACGACGCGTCAGTGTTCTCGGTATTCTTGGATTTGAATGCTGCGGTTGCGGACAACCTACACTATCACATTGATAGAAGTATTCAAGAGACAGTATTACAATACGCTCAACAAAGGTCATCAATTTATAATATAGCCAGAACATATGGTCTTAAAATACCTGGTCAAAGACCTTCAGTATCTTTAGTTGATTTCTCAATCACTGTACCGGCTTTTGGTGATAAAGAAGATGAAAGATACTTGGGTATTCTAAACAGAGGTTCTCAAATATTTGGTGCGGGTATTGTCTTTGAAAACCAATACGATATTGATTTCTCATCACCATACAATTATGCCGGTTTCCCAAACAGATTAAAGATTCCGAATTTTGATGCTGCGGGTAACTTAGTTAACTACACAATCACAAAAAGAGAACTTGTTGTAAACGGTATTACCAAAGTTTACAAAAGAGTTATCACACCTGCCGATGTAAAACCATTCTTTGAATTGTTCCTACCTGATAAGAACGTTCTTGGTATTACAAGTGTATTATTAAAAAACGGAACCAACTACACTAACGTTCCTACCGCAGCGGAATTTTTAGGTTTGGAAAACAGATGGTTTGAGGTAGATGCCTTAGCGGAGGATAGAATCTTCATTGAAGACCCTACTAAAGTGTCTGACCAACCCGGTATCAAAGTAGGTAGATACATTCAAACAAATAGTAGATTCATCTCTGAGTTCACACCTGAAGGGTTTAACAAACTAACTTTTGGTGGGGGTACTTCCTCGGCTCAAGACCAGTTGAATACCTTTACCAATTTAGGATTCCCAATCACCATTCAAAACATTACCAATAACTTTTCATTAGGTTCAACTTTGACACCAAATGCGACATTATTTGTTCAATACAGAGTTGGCGGTGGATTGGCCACCAACTTGGGGACGAATGTTATTAACCAAGTGGGAACGGTATCTTTCTTTGTGAATGGTCCATCACAAACAATTAATAGTTCGGTAATCAATTCGTTGAGATGTACCAACGTTACTGCGGCTATCGGTGGTTCAAACGCTCCAAATACTGAAGAAGTTAGAAACTATGTGGCATTTAACTTCGCGGCTCAGAACAGAGC